GGCGTTGACGACATCGGTAATCTCAGCGGCAAGCTGGGTGTGTTCGGTCTTTAGCAGGAGTTCTTTTCCGGTTTCCATAAAAAATGAAGGGGCGGTGCAGGATTAGCCGCGCCGCCCCTGTTATCACATAATCACTTAGCTGTTCGGCTGGAAGGTGCCGTCTCCCTGATCCTGAACATTCAGGAGGATGGTGACAGAACCCGTGGTCGTCGCAGAAGGCGAGCCCGCGCCCGCATTCGTGAACGTCGCAACCAGGCTCACAGCGGAGGTCGCGGAGGCATTGGTGAGCTGGTCAATCGTCGAGGTCTGAGCGATAGCGCCAACGGCACCAACGGAGGTCGAGGCGATGAACGCGGCAACACTGGAAGTGGAGCCAACGGCCATCGACAGGGTGCCGGTGCCAGTGACGTTGAAGGCGGTCGTCACGACAGCGCGGGCCTTGTCAACCATCCACGCGGTAGGCGTTGAGCCCAGCGTGACAGTAACAACGTCCGTCGCGGTCGTGGCCGAAGCCTGGGCAACGTAGGTGTAGGGGATGACGAACTTTTTGTTCCAGCCTTGGATGCGTTCAACATCGGTAAGCGGGGAAATGAAAGTCGCCGGGAGGGTGGTGGAATATGCAGCCATTGTAGTAGTCTCCTTGTGGTTGGCTTAGCTGGCACCCTTGAAGGCACCGAGACCGAGCGGGTTTTTGACTTCCAGCGTGATGGCGCAACGAAGGAAGCCATTGGGGCCACCACCGAAGTCAGGGAGGTCCACGGCCTCGACACCGAACATGTAGCTGAGGGCCACAAGGTCAGGGTCGATGACGTAACCACGATTCTGCTGCTGGGCGGTGACAATCTGGGGATTGGCACCGTCAACAAGGCCGTTGAACATGTCGGGGATGATCGTCACATCATGGAAGTCGCCATGATAGATGGTCACATTCAGGTCGATCTGGTGCTGGGTGGCATCCTGATTGACGAGGTACACCTGGGTCGCGGTCGTGCCAGAGCCGTTGCGCTGGAACTTCGAGATGGCCCGCTTGAGGGTCGGGCCGGTGTATTGGGTGTAGTTGCGACGGCCACCGACCTGCTGGAAGATCGACTGGTAGACATCGTTGAAGCCGGATTCCGTGAGCGCACCAGAGGTGGCCGTGGAAATCGAGGCGGTCGGGGTCGTGTAGATGGCCGGGATGTCAGAACCAGGGGAGGTGCTGATATACTTGCCAAGGGCACGCATCTTCGAGGGGACGAGGCCGGTGCCAAGCTGAAGGTCGTTGTCGGAGCCGATGGCGGCTTCGATGTCGCGCTTCATCTCGCGGGCGGCTTTCGTCTTCGAGTTCGCCATTTCGTTGCTCACGCCGGCCGGGTCGGACGCAAGCTGGTTGCGCGACACCGCCCAAGTGCGGGAGAAGTTCTGGACGCGGTTGCCGGTGCGGGCACGCTGGGCAACCTGATCGGTGAAGCTGGAAACGTCAGCACCTTCAACCACGCCACCAAAGGAGACGGGAAGGAGGGTGTCCATTTGCCACTCGTGAAGCATGTTCGATGCGTCGGTGGTCTTGGAGAACGTCGAGGTTTTCGGGCAGTCCTCCGGGGTCAGAATCGACAGCGCATTCGTGAGGTCTTCACGGTCGCCAGCGGTATTATAAGTCGTTGCAATAGCCATGTTATTGAGAGTTTCGGAATCGTTGATTTGCCTTGAGGAGTTCGGCAAAGTCCTTGTGCCCGAGGCTCTTTTTACCACCCGTGACCCTGTTTCTCTCTGCTGCCAAAGCTTGCTGCGCCATCACGCCCGTGGGGGCTCGTGTGATACTGGCGTCGGAAGAAATTTCTGACTGACCTGACGTTGGTTTCGGTTTCGGCTTGGTCGTCGCTGTGGCTGCTGGCTTGGCCCCCTTGCGGGCCGCTATCGCCAACTGGCCTTCCACCAACAAGCCAACCAAGTAGTCGGAGTTGGGGTAAGCGCGAAGGATCGGATTATCTCGGAGCGCCTGCCTAGCCATCTGGTAGCCGGGGTGGCTCTGGTCCTTCAGGAACGGGAACTCTTCGCTGGCCGACTGCTGTGACTGGGTGCGGGCCGCCAGGAACTTCTCGCGGGCCGGAATCGCCATCCGTTCATCTTTCTTGGCAAGTGTCAGCGCCGTGATGAGCGCCGGCTTGGTCATCTTCCCCCACTTCGTATCCAGCCCCTCGGCCGGGAAATCAGAGTGAAGAAGCATTTCCGCCTCCACAATGTCGTTGGTCAGGGCATCGCGGTACTGGTTCAGTTGATCCAGCGTCGTGATGTGACCAAGCGGAGCGTCGGTGATGACCGGAACGGGAACCTCTTTTTCCACTTCCTGCGGGTGGACCGCAAGCTTGGCTTCGAGTTCAGCGATTCGCAGCTCTGCCGCCTTGGCGCGAGCCGTGACCTTTCCAATCCGTCTGTCAATCTTCTGCTGTAGCTTTGGGTCGAGAGTATGGGTCTCGGGTGAAAGAACTTCTTCGGCGTCGGTCTCCTCGGCGGCTTGCGCCTCCGTTTCAGTTTCCTCGGCCTTGACAGGAACCTTTTCGGCTTCCTCGTTTTGCGCGGGTGTTTCCACCGCCTTCACAACCTCCACCGCTTTCTCGAAAGCACTTGGGCTTTGCTTGCCCGCGAGCGCCTTTGCGAAATCGGCAACGGACGTGTTGGCTGCGCCTGTCTTTTTCTCAGAACTGGTTTGCTCGACCTGAGCCGGCTGTTCAGTGGCCGTGGGAGTTGATTCTAACGTCATGGATTTTTTGCCCCCAAGAAGGGCGTAAGCAGAACTAATGGTAAGTTCAGTGATTGAACTTCATAAGAAAAACTACTTAAGGTCAATAACCTTTTGATTTGGGGTGTTATCGCCATTTCATCCCAGTAAGCTCGTGGCATGAACACGAGGAAAGACATACTAAATGGGATTGCATGTTATGCCCATCAGCAGCGGGTAATAATTCGAGTTATCAAAAGACACGGAGGAAGCATCCATCAAAGGGAATTTGACCGAATCTTTGGTGACACATCCAGAAGGCCAACCACGCCAAAAGAGAGAAGGGAGAGCGGGTGCCTGTGGATTGATTCGTTTCGGAGGCCCAGGATTTGGCCGGTAGAAAAAGATGCATATGTCCTTGGGGATTTCATGGGATTCGGAGACAAATCAAAATGGCTCCATCTCACCCAGATCATGGTTGCGGCCGGCCTCTTAAAGCAAAGCGGCAGACTTCCAAACGTACACTACTGCTGCGCTTGAATAGACCGCTGTTCTTCTTCGTGCCGAGCCTTGGCCTCCACCTGCTCAAGCTGGCCGCGATAAATGTTCTCCAAATTGATGTAGCAACGAATCTCGCCCTTCACGACAAGGCTTTCGCGGTCGCTCTTAACGGTGTCAGAGTCCACCGAGAATGCCACGGCCTCATTTTTCAAGTCGGTCACGAGTGCCATGAAATCTGCGAATTGCGGTATACCCACGAGCGGGATCATCGCCGCCTCGATGCGGTCCATCTGAACTTGGGCCTTGGATTTACGAGCCATTGATGACGGGGGTGGGTTGGACGGCACCGAGCCTGCCGATCTGCTTGTTCTGCTGTTGCTGCTCGATCATCTCGACCTGCTGGGCGTAAACATCAACGCGCTCGCGAAATGCCTCGTCTGCCTGATACCGCGCCACGACATCCGGCGACTGCGCCCAATTTTGGAGCGTCATCTTTGCAATCTGCGGAGGCGTGTTGGGGCGCACGTTAATGGCCAATCCAGCCCACAGCTTCGTGAGGTCTTCCTGCACCTCGTTGATGACGGCTTCAGCGCCAACCTCGGCGGGGCGAAGAATGCGAGCAGCCATCGAAGGGTCTTCCGCTTCCATGCCGACCTGAAGGAACTCGGTCCAGTCAACAGCGCCCGTGCGGTCAGCGGCGGAAGCGAACTCCATCATGCGCTTGATCTTCTTCTCCTGGTACTCGGGGTCTGAGTTGCGAATGTCATAGACCAACTCGAAGAAGAAATCCTCATCCTCGGGGCCACGCTGAAACTCGGTCGCCTCATCGGACTGGATTCCGACAACGCGGAAATAGGTGACTTCGCTGCCGTACTTCTTAAACAGTCGCCACACCTGGGTCAGCGAAGCCGCCAGCGATTTGAAAATCTTATTCACCTCTGCCTGATTCTTCGTGGGATTGATCGGCTCATCGGAGTCCGATTTCGCAAACCCAACATAATCCCGAGCGTCATTGGTCAACGTCGCCAAGCTCGCCTCGGTTGTCTCATCAAACGGAATCGGCTGGCCGTAGTGGTACTCATTGGGCCGGCGCTCGGGCACCCTGGCTCCAGCGCCCCACTTCAGCAGCGGCCTACCGATGGGGTAGAAGATCGTCGGCATGCTCTA